TTACTTCCACACTTGAATCGGCGGAATCAGATCTTCGCACCCTCTGATCGCCACAAACTTATCTAGAGCGGCGGCGAATCGAGTCCGTGCTGTGATGTCCGCCTCTTGATACTGGTCGTTACCACCGATTAAGACCATCTGCATGACGGTCTCACGTTTTGCACCGTTTATGTAACGCTCGTTCAGAATCGTTTGCTGTGCTGGCAAGCACGACTCAATCGCATCAGTCACGCAACTAATCGCCAACCGGCAATGTGCCTTAGCGATCATCGTTTCTTCAAACCGATTGCCATTTGAACCATGAATCCCCGTGATGTCGCCGACCGGAGATCTCACCATCCCGAACACCGCTTCATCCTCTAGTAGCTTTGGATAGCCTCTGTACCGATAGTGCCCTTTGCCTCTTAAGAAGTCTGCTACGCTCTGAGCCGTTTGATCTGGATCTATAACCTCAAATAATCTCACCGTTGCCCTCCTCACATCACCATCGCCAAAACGGAACTCCAATTAGTCCCCAGCAAATCAAATTAGCAATCACCAACGCAGTGAGTAACGCTAAGAGCCATTTAATCGTTTCCATCATTGTCCTTCCGCCCTCTTTTTACGCACTGCCGCTTTATGCAACTCATTTTTCACCGTCTTAAACGACCGCTTTGAAATACATGCACTATCCGCTAAAGTTAGTTTTCTTTTGATTTTCCATTCCAAAAGCATGTCCCACAATTCTGGAAACTCGTTTGTGCCCTTGTGAGCGCCCGCAAGCTTCCGTTCCTTGGCTAAAAAGATCGTGCGCAAGCCGTTAATCATACCTTTTCGTTTAGCCATTTCCAACTCTTGGAGCCTTTCTCGCTCAAGCCGGTCATCTGACTTACGGAGTTTTTCAATCGCCCTTAATCGGCAGTTGAATTTTTGAGTTTCTCGTTCAAAGTCAGGTTCGCCAAATTCTTCAATATATGCCTTATCTTCAATTTGTAAACGGTCATCAAAGCGCATATGAATTGCACAAAGCAGGCCACGTGTCAACAAGTTCACTTCTCTACCTCCTCCTTAATTTCCACCGCCAAGTGCGGCCGTTCTGAATAGAATTTCTCCGCCTGTAAGCTTAGATTTTTCTTCTTTCCAGCTTAACTAAGGATGCACTAAGCTTAAGCGGCTCCGGTCCTGCTTTTTGGCTTTCAATGTACTTTTTGATGTACTTAATCAGACCTGATTTGTACTGACCGTTCTCGTTAAAAGCTTGTAGCCCTTCACCGACTACTTGGGGACCAAACTGCCTGGCTAATCCCTCCAGGCTCCCTTTTGTTTTGGTGGATAACATGCCCCATTGTCGTTCAGTTTCGCCCAGCTTCTCAGGTAATGAGCTTAATTTATTATCAATCAGCCAATCATTAGTTAAGTTAGTATTAGTACAGTAAGTATTAGTAGTGGCGGATTTTCCTACGTAGGTTTTCCCTACGTAGGTTTTTCCGTCATAGGTAGGTGCCTGTGACGGCTTTTCCGTCTTAGGTTCATCAAACAAAATGTAATCGTATGACGCTAACTGGCCATTCTTCTTGTGCTTCCTAGTGCGCTTAACGTAGCCAAGACTAATCAGTTCGTTAATTGCGGACCGGATGCTGTCACGGCCATCTTTGAAGTCTTTACTAATCGCCAACACGTAAAATTCCCAATCGTCCGGCTTGCTCCACATATAAGTGAAGAGCCCCAGCGCTTTTAAGCTCATCCGTTTATCGCTGATGACCCGGTTATCAACTTGGGTAAACCCCCGTGTCCTAACCTTCTTTACTTTCGGCATTGTCGTTCCCCTCCTAGAAAGGTAAGTCTGTTATGTCAGCCGGCTGGTGGGTTTCCATCCTGTCAATCGTTTGGCCATTGATAGCGTCATTAGCTGGCGTCCCGTTGGCGTACATCCCACCGTATGGCGGTAGATTAGGTTGCTCCTGAGGCGCATTGAAATTGACATTAGCTTGGTAATTGCCGGTTTGCTCGCTCTGGTTGGCGTCATTATTCCGATATGACAGTAGGGCAAATGAATCAATCCTGACATCCGTTCGATAAACCTCTTTTCCGTCTCGGTCGGTGTAGTGGCTGGTCTGAATCCGACCATCAACACCAATTAACGATCCCTTGCCGGCATACTTAGCTAAGTTCTCGGCTGGCTGACGCCAAACCTCGCACGAGATAAAATCCGTTTCTCGCTCGCCAGTCTGTTTATTCTTGTACTGCCGACTAACTGCTAAGGTAAACCGGGCAACTGCCGTTCCATTTTGCGTGTATTTCAATTCCAGGTCCTTAGTTAATCGACCTGTTAACACCACTCGATTAATCATTAGTCCACCTCAATGTCTGTTACGTGCTGGAATCCAGATAGTTCCTTCGTTAACCGGAAAAACTCACATTTTCCGCAATGTTTCGGCGCTACTTCACCGGTCATGATTTGCCAATATCGTTCTTGGTTTTCTTTGATCTCATCGATCGCTTCTTGCATTAAAAACTTGGTGTCGCCTTGAAAGTCAAAGGCACCCTTGTCTGGTGGGGTTTGCTTGCTGACCGAAAAAATGAACGGCTGGCAGTTCTTATTGAAAGACTGCTTAATCAGTTCTTTATAGATTGCTGCCTGCATAATGTAGCCCCGATCTTCAATGAAGTTAGTCCACTGGTGGTTCTTGGCGTCCCAGTGCTTCTTATGGATGTCATCAACCATCTTAAGATCACAGAAGTAACCTTTATTCAGAACTAGACTGTCAATTTTGCCTTTCCATTCGTGATCACCAATCTTACCGGTGACGATTACTTCTTTTTCACCTGGCATATAGACAAAATTAAAAAGTTTATCGTTTTTAAGCGTTTGAATCATCTGGTCAGCTAGCTTAAATTCGGCTCGTAAGTGGCCGTCAGGGTCCGTCTTCGTTGGCTTGGTCATCATCAATTCTCGGTTAGTCTTCGCGCCGGTTTCTGACCGGTCTAACCAAGCTTGATGTGCCTCTGGGCTCTCAAAATACGAGTGGATGTAGTTTCCAACCAGTAAAGGTGTCGGACTTGAGGTTGGTTGCCAATCTTCGTTGAGCTTAGCTAAAGCGGCGGCTTCACATTTTGTGAAGTCCTTGTACAGACTAAAACTCATGTAGTCCCAGTCGGTTTCGTGAGAGTAGTAGTTTTCTGGTGTGAGTTTAAGCATTTTGCCCCTCCTTCAAGAAATCATCAATTGACATCTGGTGTTCGTCAGTTTCACTCGCTGGCTTTGCTTCTGGTTCGCTCTCTGACGTTTTAGCCGGTGCTTTGGGGTCTTCTTTAGTTTTTGACTTCTCGTCCGTTACGGGCTGTTCTGGGGCTTGTACGGGAGCTGATTTTGGCTTAACCTTCTCTTCGGCCTGCTGGGCTTCTTTAAAGTCCGCCAGCAATTGAGCCGTGCTCCCCTGTTCTTCGGCCGCTGTTTGCGTTATGTCCTTTGGCTCTGTCGGTTCTTCGTACTCCGCCTTAGTAACGGCGTTAATTGAGCCTGTCAATAGGTCGCTATCGTCAGATGTGTTGATAAAAATCTTGGCAGCGCGGTTAATGACCGTCCGCTTGGCCATTTCATCGCTAAACTTGTCTTGAACCTTGTTTTGCCGATTTCGACTTTGACTCCAAGAAACATCAATTTGAGCCTTCGTCATCACTGTGTAAGCAGTCCTGCCGTTGGTCAGCTTGATAAAGGCAAACGCACCCTTAATTGGCTTGTCCAAGTTAGCAAAACTGGGCTTGAACTTGGTCACAATGATGTGGCCGGTTTCATCGGCCCCAATCTCGAACTCATCCCCTTGGTGGATCACTTGGGCGTCAATGTCTTCAATGCTATCCAAGCGCTTCAAGGCGGCAATTGTCCCAAAGTAAGACCGCTGCATTTGCAGTTCATTTCCATAGACGATGAAGTAACACTGGTTTTTGGCCGGTGACAGACCTTGAATGGCCATATCTAGCAATGCGTTGGCAATGCTTGGCTCGGTGCAAACGGTTAAGGCCGGACGCCCTTGCCGATCCTTAACCGTCTGTAAGCGTAAGTAGGCAGCCTTCAAGGCATTCTGGGCGTTATAGTGGGCCGGAAGGGCTAACCCCTCGTCCTTTAGCGTATCCAGCCGCTCGGCGACCGCACTTGTAATTTGTTTAGCGTTAGTTGGTTGATACATAATTAAAACCTCCCGGTTACTTCGTGTTTCCAATCCTTAGCGTAAAGAACCAATTGCTCTGCTTGCTTAACGATGGCGTCATGTTCAGCAATGGCCTCGCTCCGTGTCTTTGGTTCGTGCAATACTAAGCGGTTGGCATCCGTCAGTATATGTTCGCTTAGCTTTAGCAGTTGGTTGGCCACTTGGCCAACTTTGATTTCATCTGGTGTCATGGTAAAATACTCCTGTAATTTGTTTTTTTATTTGGCCTAGCGGTTGCGCCCGCTAGGCTTTTTCTGTTGCGGAAAGCTTTCTTCCATCGCAATTAGCCAAAAAGGCACAAGAGCGATCATAGCTAGCCATAAATGGCCATGCAGTGTTTCAGCTACGACTAAGCTTCCTAGCGCCAAACAAGTTATTAGCTTAGTCATCGTTGCGCCACCTTCCGTATTTATCACCCCGTAATTGCATTTCTAACTGGTGACAGTGCTCCGAAAGCACGACATTGTTTACGATTAAGGCGATTAAGAAAACCGCCATAATGACCATTACTGATGCCATTTAAATTCCTCCTAATACTCTTGATAAACCGCCAAACGAGGATCTTGCTTCCGCTTATGTTTTTGCTTACCTAGCCAAGTGATGAAGCGCTGGTACTCTTGAATGTCTACCCGCCCATCTGGCAGGAAAACCCGCCAAGCGTCCGGATAGTCCTCTGCTTGCTTCCGGCGGCGCTGGTACGTTGATTCCGACATCGGGCGGCCAGTGCTGTCACGCCATTCGGCTTTAAACTCACTTTTGTTTAATTGGTATCGAAACGGGCTCATTTATCTTCTCTCCTTTCTGGTATGCTTAAGTCATCTCCTAAAGAAAGGAGGTGACAAAATGCCAAAGCAAATTTGGGTCAGCCCTCGTTCAAACGGTTGGGCTGTTAAGAGTTCCGGAAGTCCTCGTGCTTCTAAAATCTACAGCACCAAATCAGAAGCTATTAAAGCAGGTCGTCAACAAGCTATTAATAATCATGCTGAGTTGGTTAGTCAGAAGCGAAACGGCCAGATTAACTTGAAGAACTCGTATGGTAATGACCCAATGCCGCCTAAAGATAAGGACTAATCCTTATAGGTTGGCATAAACCGCACCCTGAGGCCTTCTACGGTTTCACAGTCGTCATCTGTGATCACCGCTAAGGTCTTGGGGCTTTTTTCGTCTGTCTCAACAATGATCCGTGAGTAATCGGACATTGGCTTTTGGCACTTAGCAGTTTCCTTCTCAAATTCTTCAACAGTTCTCATTATTCATTCCTCATTTCTTCTCGGTTGTATACTTAAGCCATCTCCTGATGAAAGGAGGTGAAACTTATGAGTAGTGGTTTAAACGATATGATCAAAAAGTTAGATCAGATGGAGAAAGGTGCTAAGTCCTTAGAAGGGACGCACTCAATTCCGCTTAGCGAACTTTGCGATCAAAAATTTTTGTCTAAACACACAAGTGGCAATTTCTCAAATTTCAACGACTTCTTTAAAGCTGGTAAATTTGGCAACCTTACTTTTGAAGAAGTTCCTGACGACAAGTGGGATGAATGGGTAAAGAAATCAACCGACTTTACGTCATGGAATGAAATGATGAAAAGTGCCACGCAAGCGTATGTCTCTAAAAAATTAGGATTTTAACGCTAGTTAAGATCATCCAACCGTTCAACAAGTTGGATGGTCTTTTCTAATTCTTGGTTTAACTTACGGAATGCTTTCGTTGTTTCCTTAACGTCTTTTAAGCCTTTAAGCTTAATGTCAACTGTTAACTTTTCACCATTCATACCCATCGTCTTCATCTCCACCACCTCCTACAGCCCTAAGTCGTCGTCTTGAATCTCCAATGCGTTATCTTGGAACACTTTCAGCGCTTCAGGAAAGTATCGCCAGGCTCCATCACGATCGCGGTAGCTCATATCGGCATCGCGCTTAACGCCTAGCTTGTTGGCCCACTTGCCAATCGCAATCGGCGACACGCCAATGATGTTGCCAATCTCGGTTGCTGAATACTCTCGGCGTGCACCGACCGGCAGTGCTTGCATGGCGCAAATTGCTTCGTTGCGGAAGTCGGTGGCCATACGTGGTCGTTGGTAATCGTCAGCAACTTTGCCAAGCTCCAGATACAGCTTGACGTCTTGATTGCGTAACTCGTGCGCTTTGTTGACGTTCTGCTTGCGCATTTCAATCAGCCATTCTCGCTTGTACGCGAGCTTTTCATGCTCCAGGCTACTGTCAATTGCGACTGTCTTACCGTTATGTTCAGCTTCATATTCGTTGAACAGTGATACGTACGTTGCGGTGAAGATCGTCCCTTTGCGTCCAGTCATTTTATTGGCTACGAATTCACATCCCTGTTTAGTCAGCAGATAGCATTTGTAATTCTTGCCAGTACCAGCTTGATAGCTTGATTCAATGAAGAATCGGTCAGAATCCAATTTTGGATTTTGATCCAAAACCTCTTTATAGCTGTCAATATCACGCATCAGGTGTGCGTGAGTCTTGCCAATCATCTTGGCAACGTCCCGACTATCGATCACTTGTTGTTTGGATTCACCAACATAGCGAATCACTGAGTCAGTATTAAAATGTTCCATCATTTATCCTCCTTGTCACGTTTCGTGATATTACTGCCAAAAAAAATATGTTCTACGCTGACCCCATAGTAGTTTGCTATCGCCATCTTAGTAGCATCACTCCCTCTACGGTCACCAGTTTCTAGCATTGCCAGCATTGATTGTGTGATACCAATGTTTTTAGCTGCAGTCTTTTGAGACTCTCCTCGCTTTCGTCGCAGTTCTATTAATACCTTATTCGGCTTCGCCAATTTATCGCTTCCTTTGTCACATACTGTGATTTTTATCACGGTTACTATAATATATCTCTTTTTGTGAGATGTAAATCACAAAAAGTGATTATATCACCTGCTTTTTTTATCACTATTAGTGATACTATTATTACGGAAGGTATTTATACCATAAAAGATACTTAAAGTGAGGCGAGCAGGATGAACATTGGTGAACGAATTGCACAACTAAGAAAAAGTAGAAGCATGTCGCAGTTCCAACTAGCTAAGACGTTAAATATTGCAACTAGCACCCTTGGCATGTACGAAACAAACAAGCGAAAACCAAACATGGAAATGTTAGAAAAATTAGCCGACTTTTTTGGCGTGTCCGTTGATTTCCTTCTAGGTCGTCCTGAAAAAGACGATCTCAAGACCGCAGATCTCGCCGACGATGACACCATCTTTACTTACAAAGGTCAGCCACTTTCTGACGACGACAAAGAAATCATCCGGCGCTTGATGAATGGGAAGTAACCAATGAATGATTGCATTGAGTACCTAGTGAACCTCGCTTTTACTCGAGGAATCAGCGCCGTCTTGACTAAAGAACTAAGCCCAGATACTCCCTCATGTGCCAACGCTAAACGCCGAATGGTGGTTATTAATATGAATTGGAACCACCAAGAAGAAATCCCGTTCACGATTGCCCACGAGATTGCCCATATTTTGAATAAAGATAACGGCGTGCGTTATTACTCCTCTAATACCGTCAGAACCAAAACCGAAGCTGCAGCTAACCAAACGGCAATGGATCTTCTCCTTGACTACTGTAACGCTTACGACATTCCAGTTTATAGCTCAGTGGCGTTTTGCGAGCGGTTTGGGATCCCTACCGAGCTGGATTATATAGCCTACCTTAGAATCGAACGTATCCTTACCAGCTGACAGTGCTGGTTACTTATACGGTTACGTCCAAGCCTGATCGACGTTAAAAGCTGAATTAATTAAAGGAGATTCTTTATTATGGGACTATTTAAATCAAAGGAAGAAAAAGAACAAGAAAAGCAAGCTAAAATGCAACAATGGTTAAAAGATCGTAACTTAGAAGATTTATCTGAGGACGACTACACTCAAGTAGATCGTATTAAAACGGAATTATGGGGTACGGGATTCCTAGGAGCATTGAATAATATCGCAGCTAGTGACAAAGACTTACAGCGTAACATGCAAAATATTCTTTTAGGGATTTCAGAGCAGAACTGGCTTTTAATTAAGCAGAATGATAAATTAGCCAAACAAAACGAAGAAATTATTAAATTACTAAAAGATAAAAACTAAAGTTCAGGAGTAAATCATGAAGAAAATAGGTTTAATATGTGCCACATTGTTAGCGGGTGCTAGCTTAGCAGCTTGTAGTAACTCTGCATCACAGAAATCAAATAAAAAAAGTAGTAGCTCATCTATAACTACTACTAAAGCCATTAAGCATCACAATGTACATAAGGAAAGCAAGAAAGCTACACAAAGTTCGTCTAGCTCTGCTGTCTCTAGTCAATCTAATAGCCAAGCCAGCCAAACTTCCACTCAGCAAAGCAGTCAAAATAGTTCTCAGCAACAAGCTGTGCAATCAGCTCAGCAAAGCAATTCGCAACCAGCTAATAACGGTCAAATTAATAATGCACAAGATGCATTAAATGCTGCCAAAGCAAAATATGGTGATGGTAACGGTAACTACCATTGGACCATTATGTATGACGCTGACACTAATCAACCAATTCAAAACCCAGATGGCTCATATTTTGTAAAGGCAATTGATCCAACCCAAGGAACCATGACTGGAACAGCTCAAAGCGTCAATGTTTATCCAGACGGTTCTATGACTAATAACTAAAAAAGTCCTCTCCGGAGAAAGGACGTGTACGAAGTTGGTTGACCACAAGAATAAAAGTGTCATTTATATCGGCTACGAAATCACGATGGCAGTACTATCGATCGCTTCGATTTTTATGATCGTATTGGATTATGCTAAGAGTATTGATATTACCGCCTATCCATACAACGTGTTTGACAACTTAATACTGACTATCTTTACAATTGATTATTTTAGTAGATTAATTGCATCAAAAAATAAACGAAAATTTATTACTAGCAACATTTGGGATTTACTTTCCATTATCCCTGTTAACCAGGCCTTCTATTTTTTCCGGGCCGCCAGGATTTTTCGTATCTTTATACTTTTAAAGCTGCTAAGACTGGTTCGGTTAGTTGGTCTTATCGGTAAGCTACGCAAGTTTATTAATACCAATGGTTTAATTTATTACATCTACGTAAGCATTGCAGTATTAATCATTGGCGCTTCTATGTATAGCATTTCAGAAAAGGTCGATTTTGCTACCGCTCTGTGGTGGTCAATTACTACTGCTACAACCGTTGGCTATGGTGATATTTCACCAACCACCTCTATGGGTAAGTTAGCTGCAGTTATGGTAATGATCATTGGAATTGGCTTTATAGGTATGCTAACCAGTTCGATTAGTAATTTCTTTATTTCCAACGATGAAGTTAACTTAAAGGAAGAATTAGCTAAACTACATAATGAGAATGTCCAGTTGAACGATAAATTAGATAGACTAGAGCAGATCATCAAGAAGAAAAACTAGGATTACAATTCCTAAAATATTAGCTACCCAGTTTTTTAATGCTGGATTGTTAACGTCCAAGCGTGATTGACGTTAAAAGCTATTAGGAGGAAGAATATGAAAAAATTAACTAGTTTTGCCATAGTATGTGGCCTTTCGCTCTTAGGGGCTAGTACCACTTTAACTCAAACCACTTACGCTAAAGCGACTCAAACAACATTAGGGGCTGGGACCTATAAAGTAGGAACCGATATCAAGCCCGGTCGTTATACTATTACGGCTCAAAACGGATCTGGAAATGTTACTGGAAGTAACGATTTGAATATCATCTTAGGAGATACTACTGACGATGACTTAGATCAGATTGATTCCTATACTATGTACCTTAAAAAGGGAGCAAAAGTAAAAATTGATGGTATTGAGTCTACTGATTTTACTCCTGTTACGAAACGTGCATATCAAACGGAGCTCAAAGCTGGACAATGGGTCGTAGGAAAAGACATTAAGCCAGGGCGTTACACTATTAAAGCTACTTCTGGATCAGGCAACTTAACAAGCAATGAAGGTATCAATGAAATTTTAGGAACAGAATCAGATAGTGATCTTGGGCAAGTGACTCAAACCACCCAAACGTTACATCGTGGTGAAGTCTTAAATTCCGATCTTGAAGGTATTCAGTTAATCAAGAAATAGCTTAAATTACATTTAATAATAATGACGCTTATGTAAATTGATTGAAAATAAAAACCCACCCGCGCAAAGCGAGTGGGGAGAAGTTAATTATGTATAGCCATTATACCACAAGGGAGTGTGCATTATGGCTCAAATAATCAAAAAAGGACCATCATGGATGGTGCGTGTCAGCATCATGGGAGATGATGGTAAACAACATAAAAAATCAAAGGCCGGCTTTAAGACTAAAGCGGCAGCTAAGGCTTATGCTGCCAAAATGGAGTTTCAAAAAACAACTGGTGGTGTAGCACTGGTATCTGGGACGCTGTTTCCCGACTACTTTAAAGACTGGTTTAATCTGTATAAACGGTCAAACGTCACCGAAAGAACGGCGTTGACCTATCATCAGGTCTATAACGCACTCAAACAGTATCTCAACGTACCTGTGGAAGATATCGACCGCAGACGCTATCGTCAGTTTATGGTTGATTTTGGCTCAAATCGTGCCAAATCAACCGTCTCAAAATTTAACTCGCTGATCCATGCCTGCGTCAAGGACGCTATGTATGACGGAGTTGTCCACAAAGATTTTGTTGCGTCAACCGACTTGGTTTTTGATAAAAGCAAGACCCGTGAAGTTGACTACCTGTCTATCGATGAGATTCAAAGACTGGTTAGCCATCTCGTTAAAACTCGTAACGTACACTTTACATCGAAATACATGATACTGACTGCCATTTATACCGGAGCCCGTCTCGGTGAGATCCAGGCTTTGACGTGGAGTGACATAAAAAACAACACGATCAGCATTAACAAGTCTTGGAACGAAACCACACAGGACTTTCAGCCGACTAAAAATGAGTCATCAATCCGCACGATTAATGTGGGCGATCAACTGATTGCATTGCTAAAAGAGTTGAATTTTAACAAAAAGCAGATCTTTGTCAGCCAGTATCATACCGTGCCCACCTCTGCAGCAGTCAACAAGACGCTGCGAGAGTCACTTAAAGCATGCCATATCAACCGACGTGGCTTTCATTTTCACAGTCTCAGACACAGCCACGTGGCTTTCTTACTGGCTAACGGGATTGACTTGTATGCTATCAGCAAGCGGCTGGGTCATTCTGACATCACTACCACATCGCGAGTGTACTCATATATGATTGATGAGTATAAAAATTTAACTAACAATCAAATCATCAAAGCGTTAGGAAAATTGTCGAGTGTCTAGGTGTCTATATGGTGTCTACACTTTTTTATTTCTAATGATTACTAAAACCCCAAAGCCTATTAAATCAAGGCTTTGGGGTTTCTAGTTAGTTATAGATATCTCTAAAAAAGGAGAGTACAGGATTTGAACCTGCGCGCCCATTCAACATGGGTTCGCCGGATTTCGAGTCCGGTGCATTACCACTCTGCCAACTCTCCGTAACAACTATGTAAGTATAGCATTACTTACATAGACGTGCAAGCGATTATTGGTCAGCAATGTCGTAAGTTTTGATCCCGTTCTTGGTTGTGTACATTACTTGGCTGGTGTCGTTGGGGTTCATCAAGCTGATCGAGTAGTCGCTGCCCAAGAGCTTGGACACTTGCGTCGACGTCTTATCCAGCGAATCGGTCAGAGAAGACCAGCCCATGCTGCTGGCTTGGGTTGGGTTTTGGGCCAGGTACTTGAGCGAGTCGGCCTCGTCGCCGCTAGACGGGTCGATTTGAAAGGTCTTGGAGCCCGAATCAAAGGCCACGCTGCCGAACTTAGAATAGGAAGATTGGAGCTGCTTTAAAACGGCGGCTTCTTTTTGTTCCTGGGTCATGTTGGCCGTCGAAGAGGACAAAGCGGGGTTGTTAGAATAGCCGCTGATGCTGTTGCTACTGGTGCCCGACGACGAACTCTTGGCACTGGTCTGACTGCTAGTCTGGGCGCTGCTGTTTTTATGCCAATAAGGCAGGTTGATAACTCCGTACACCGTTACCGCTAAGCTCACTAGCACCAAGAGGGTGGCAAACTTCCACTGGTGGTACTGTTGCCAGGAATTAACCAGGTAAAAGCACCCCAACACAAAAATTAACCCACCGAAAACCACTAAAAGTATCATGATTGAATTCAACCTTTCAAATATTTTGTCTTAATCTCAATTGTGTCGCCTTGCTCAATTCGCTACAATAATTATATTAACCATTAAATTATATTAACCATTAAAGGAGAACAGCTTATGCGCATTTACTTAGCAGGGCCTTTTTTTAGCGATGAACAAATTGACCGCATCGCCCGGGCCGAACAAGCCCTCACCCAAAACCAAACGGTCGACAGTTTCTTCTCCCCCCGCCTGTCGGATGAAAATAGCACACCCTTACTCAAGGAAGGCACGCCGGAATGGGCACAGATGATTTTCAAAAAGGACGTCGAAGAAATTGACGACGCCGACCTAGTGGTGGCCGTGGCCGATTTTGTCCACGCCAACGTCGATTCCGGAACCGCCTTTGAAGTTGGCTACGCTTATCACTCTAACAAGCCGATCGTGATTGTGCAAGAGCTGGACGAGCCTTTGAACTTAATGCTTGGCCAAGCGCTGACCCACTACACCACTTCCGTTGCCGACCTCGCCACGCTTGACTTCACCAATTTACCCAACCACCCCTACAGTGGCCAGACATTTTAGCAGTGCAGTCGAGGTGCTATCTTGGAAAAACGCAGACAAGTTAAGTTAGAAGACGTGGCGGCCCTAGCCGGGGTCTCCAAAACAACGGTTTCCCGGGTCCTCAACAACCGTGGCTACCTGAGCGAAGCCACCAAGCAACGGGTCCACGAGGCAATGGAACAGCTCCATTACCGCCCCAACGCAATCGCCCGCCAGCTCTTTACCCAAAAGACCAACCTGGTCGGCCTGGTCTTCCCGACCGTCAACGACCCCTTCTTTGGCCAGCTTGAAGCCGGGTTGGACGAGTGCCTGTACGAGAACAGCTACCGGACCCTGATGGGTAACAGCCAAAACAACCCGCAAAAAGAAGAGCAGTACTTACAATTGCTCTTAAACCACCAGATTGACGGCCTGATCGTCGGCGCCCACAACCAGGCGATGCCGGATTACTTGCAGACCAACTTACCGATCGTTTCGATTGAACGCGCGGTCGCCCCGCAAATTCCGGTCGTCGCCTCGGATAACTACCGCGGTGGCCAGCTGGCGACCCAGCGGCTGCTAGACGCCGGTTGCCAACACATTATCCACACCAATTACCCTAAGGACGTCATGACCACCAACCAGGACCGCCGCAAGGCCTACGAGGATCTGATGAGCCAGGCCGGTTACCCCGCCATTACCTACGAGGTTAATTACGACACCCCGATGGAGGAAAAAAAGGCCATTTTCGCCCGCCTCTTTGACGAACACCCCGAAGTCGACGGCATCTTTGCCGACAACGACACCAACGCCGGGCTGATCATCCAAGTGGCCAAGGCCCGTGGCCGCCGGGTCCCCGAGGACCTCAAGGTGGTCGGCTTCGACGGCGCGGACGGCACCCGGATCCTGTTCCCGGAACTGACGACCGTCCAACAGTCGATCGACCAAATGGCGGCGGTCGCCGTTAACCTGTTAGAACAACAGATTGCCGGCCAAACCAACGTCGAATCCGTGACCCTGCCGGTAACCCTTTTAGAAGGCACCACGGGCTAGGAGGCACGGTTTGAAACTCTACGATTATTTTTGGGGCGACTGGCAATTGACCGGAACGTCCCACAACTCAACGGGAACCGCCGCCACCATGCACGGCACCTGGCGTTTTTCCCCGCTCTCTCCCGATAGCCTCCTGTTGACGGAGAACGGCGAAATGATCATGGGTAAAACGGCGGCGCCCCTCTCCTTTTGGCGGGAATACCGCTACCAATTTGCGGGTGACCGGGTGCTGGTCTACTTTCACGACCAACCGTCTGGTAACTATGAACTTTACCAGGCCTACCGCTTGGACGAGAACGGTCACCTCCTCGTCCCGGACAACACCTACCTGTGTGCCCTCGACACTTACGACGCCCGTTTTGAACTGGACAATGCTCACTTCGCCCAACACACCTGGGTAAACGGTCCCCAAAAGGATTACCGGTTAGATAAAGAGTTACAGCGAATATAAGAAACAAGGGGCTGGAAGAACACCGTTTTCTTCCAGCCCCTTGTTGTATTTCAGTATGCTCAATGGGTGCCGCAACTCTGATTACTGCTCCTGGTCTTTTTTCAACAGTTCCAAAAGGGCCTTATCCCGGTCAGCCACGATCTGCTTGCCGGCGTCTCCTTCCCAGTCGAAGAAGCCCCGCCCGGTCTTTAAGCCGAGTTCGTTCGCGTCCACCTTTTGCTTTAAGAGCGGATCTTCCCCGGTGCCGTTTGCTAGGTCTTGGTATAGGTAGGTGGTCAACTTTTCAAAGATGTATTGCCACGAAATGCCCCGCCAATTGTAGCCCTTATATGGGTACACAGTCGTACCATCGTTAACAAATTGAGAAACTGAACCATTTATTTCTGCCGGTGACTTAACTAACTTGAAGTGCTCAAACTCTTTGGTGTTAGAAATCTTATACGTTTGCCCCGTCAGTGACTGCGTTTCAAACGGAGCCGCTAATTGTTGACCAGTGTCGATGTCAACGTAGTATACCTTCTGCGTCAACAACTTCGGAACAATATCCGTCAAATTGTAGTACTTTGAGGTGTTAAGGTATTGGGAACTAGTTGGCCGCCCAAAGAACCACAGGTAGTTCATCGAAGGCTTGGCGTACATTGAATTCGACATGTACGAATCAACAACCATCGTCCCGTCACCATTGTAGTATGTTAAGTCCCCGTATAAACTCTGCGATAACTCTGACTGGTCCTTGCCTAGCGTGTAACTGTTTACCAAATGGTGGTTGGCATCCTCTTCATATACATAGAGAATCCCCTTCCCCGCCCGATCAGTTGCAAAGGTGATCGTGTGACCAACGTCTTCATACTCACCACCATTAACAATCAACGCTTCAAACACGTATTTATCGGCTGGTACATTCTTATACACCCCAGCCGGCATGTTCCCCGGATCAGTTTGGGTAATCGTCGTCTCCCCAGTCGACGGCACGTTTTCGTACTCACTCGTCACGGTTGCTAACATCCGACGGACGGCCCGGCGAGCAGGCATAGCGCTAGCGGAACTGGTACTGGCGGCGCTGGCTGCGTCACTAGTGGAGCTGGCGTTACTTACGGCACTGGCTTCGGTTGAGGCTGCGCTAGCTTGGCTGGCTGCATCACTGGTGGCGCTGGCCTGGCTAGCAACGGCGCTGTCACTCGTCGCGGCGGCGCTGGAAGCAGCGGCGGCTTGGCTTTGCCCGGAAGCCACCGTAATCGTGGCATTGGCTTCCCCACTGGTGGCGCTGGTTGACGAGCTGAGCGCCCCGACTTCTTCGGGGTTAGTAGCGGTGTGGGCAGTTGGCCCTAAGGCCACGCTCGAGAACAAGAAGACCCCCGAGGCGACCGCAACGGAAACGACCCCGATGCTAAGGCGCCGAATCGACCAACGGGTGTAGCGTTGGCCCATCTTCTGCTCAAGTAAGTTTTGATTGTTTTTCCCAACCATAATCGTAATCTTCTCCTTGAGATGTCTATCCGCCACGAGCGCCCGCATAAATTATCCAGCGATAAAACGAACTGGTTTAAAAAACACCTTTTCCCCGTAATTGAGAAAGTCGGCGTTCGGTGCCACCCGTGGCTTTTGATTAATTTGATTTATCACATCATATATCAATAGATTAATTAGGTCAACTCATCAATTAATCAATTAATAAACATTATCGTTCGAGATTTTAATATCCTTTTTGACTCAATTTGTAAATTAAACGTTAAAATCGGGTCCCACTTTAACGTAATTCAAAAAAAGAACTTACTAAGTCACCATTAGCCCAGCTTTAGCACTGGTTAGGATCAACTTAGCGCATTTCAACGCCAGGGAGCCAACTTGGTGCATTCGTCCATTAACCTCCATTTCCGCCCCATCATTCCATCATAATCACTCCTGACGATCGTTCGGTTTTTAAGCACACAAAAGCGCCCTACCGTCTTTTTGAGGGGCGTTTCATTATAAATTAAGGGCAAAATAAAAACGTTACCGTGGGGTTCGGTAACGTTTTCCTTACTTGAAGTAAATGTCATAATGCAGCTTACAACCGGGATTGAAGGGGTGCTGGCAGTTTAAACAAGTGCCAGTAGCGTACTGGGCAAAGTTCATCTGCTGCCCTGCCCGCATTCCCCGCACACCACGGCGAGTTCTTCCTTGCCGCAGGCGGCAAAGGGGTGATCTTCCAATTAATCGTGGCACTGGTAACAGGCGTAGTATTTTTGACACCGGGCGCACTTGAGGGCGGCCACGTCAACTTCCTGGTGGTAATGGGTGCACCGCCCCGCCTCATCGGTATCAATTCCGTGAATCTCAATCATTTTAAACTCCCAATCTCGCTATTTTTGTACTGGTTTAATCAATTCAACGCCCCGCTTTCCTCGTTTCCAGCGGCTGTAGACCGTTTCAACCGACAAGTGGTAGCACTCAGCTAACTCCGGCAGGCTCAGCCGTTCGCCGTTAATTTCGACGCGGTGGTTGACCGGGCACTTCTCCTTGACGAGCCGTTCTTTGGCGACTTCGACTTGGCCATCCCGGGGCGTCCGGTTGCGGATCAAATCGATTTCCACGCCCAGCTGCTTGGACAGTTCGTGGCGGGTCAGCCGCTAGTTGTCGACGATCAATTCCTTGCTTGGCATGTGGGCTTTGAAATCTTCGGCCACCTCCCCGAGGTACTTTTCGATCGCCGCCGCCTTGACGACCTCACTGCGGTTCTTAGCCAAGTGGTTAAAGGCGTTGCGGACCGACACCTCGTTACGTTGGTGCGTCAAAGAGTAACAAGAAATGCTAACGAAGTAACCGTGATCGTCAATTAAAAGGTCGTTTTTGCGCCCGGCCTCGTGTTTGACCGGCTCAATCAGCTCTTCGCCCCGGCACCCACTGTGGTAGCGTTAGTAAATCGTCCCGACCACAAACCCGTACCGGCAGGCAATTTGGCTCAGCGACAATTTTTCACCGTTCACCCACTGGACGATCCGGGTCGGCTTTTGTTGCTTGCGGATTGGCGCCACCAGCTGGTCGTCACGCTTCCCCCGCCGGTAACGAGCCTGGATTTGGTCGGCGCTCAACTTCGGGTAACGCTCAGCCAGTTCCCCAGCCGTCAGCTCCTCGCCTTTAAAGGTGATCAGCTTGCCCTTCCTGGTTTTGACGTGGCTGACGAGGAGGTCCTTGCCCCGTAGCCCCTTTTCGTAGCGATCCCGGATTGTCCGGGTGGTTACGTGGGCCCGCTTGGCAATTTTGGCGATCGTTAATTGTTCACCGTCGATCTCGATTTGGCGCGCCCGGCGGCCCTTTTTAAGCGGGGCGACCAACCGGTCCTCTCGCTTGCCGTGCCGGTAACAGTTGGCAATCACCGTTGCCGATAAGCCGGCAATGTCGCCCAGTTCTTGGTAGGTCAGCAAGCGGTGGTGGTAACGAATCCATTTGGCGTGGTGCGCCGTGGTTAACGACTGCGCCCGCCTAAGCTGGCCGGTTATCGACAGTGGGTTGAAATACAACTGGCCATAGAGGGGCCCACCCCCATTGACCCACAGTCCCTTTTCTAACCCGCGCAAGTCAGCCATGGCAATCACCGCCCGCGCCGACATCCCCACCAAGGAATGGCCGATTAGATAACTGAGGCGCTCTGCTCTGCTCTGCTCTGCTCTGCTCTGCTCTGCTCTGCTCTGCTCTGCTCTGCTCTGCTCTGCTCTGCTCTGCTCTGCTCTGCTCTGCTCTGCTCTGCTCTGCTCTGCTCTGCTCTGCTCATAGCATCGTCCGATCCCCCTTTTGTGTCAACTTTTAGTTTGGCATCCGTTCACATTTTATTAACGATAAGCAAACGCTGTCAATTAGATTCGATTGATTTATGAAGTCAACCACCACTGACTAAAGTCAGTGGCTTGTGAGCCGAATATCATCACGGATTTCGAACCACAATTTGCGTAGATAGGGACAACTTATTTGACCAACTGAAATTGTAATCAAACAGCGGTCGTCTAATTACCAACGCCTTTTATGTCCCCAGGTTGCCATAGGGACAGATAAGCTAGGCTAGTTTAGCTATTCCCTTATCAAGAATGTTTTTAGCTGCGTTCCAGTCACGAATATGGTGAATACCACAGTTAGGACAAGTCCAGTTTCTATCATCTAATGTTAGTTTGTCCGTCCCATTAGTGCCCATTACAAAGCCACAATCGCGACATGTTTGGGTGGTATTTCTTGGGTTGATTGTGATAAATTGACGCCCATAAAGCTTTGCTTTATAAGCCAACATGCCAAGAAATGTTCGCCAGCCAACGTCAGAAATACTAAGTGCCAAAGCATGATTTTTAAGCAAATTCTTGCTACGCAACTCCTCGGCTACTACTAAATCGTGGTTCTTGATTAATGCGGTAGAAATTTGTTGGAGAAAATTATGCCTTTGGTTCATTACCTTGGCATGGAGTTTAGCGACTAACAAGCGCTGTTTTTGATAATTTTTACTATCTCGTAAAGAACGATGTTCTTTTTTTGCACGTTGTTGCCGTCTAGATAAAATGCGCTGTTCTTTGGCTAATTTGCCTTTAATAGTGCGGTAATATCGTGGATTAGGAACTATGTTGCCTTCACTGTCGGTTAAGAAGTTATCAGTATTAAGATCAATTCCAACATGTCCATGAGTAGCTTTGGACACTTTAACAAAAGATTCATCTGAAGCTAACTGCATTGATAAAAAGAAGCGATCCGCTGAATCTTTAGTCAACGTCACGGTACCAATTCTAGTCTCGCATATTCTTTTCAAAAGCCGTGCTTGCGAACCGGCAACACGTAACAGTCCTATTTTAGGTACTTTGACATGACTATTATCTAGAAAACAGACTGTACCGTTAGTTAGCAACGCAGTTTTTTGCCCCGGGTATTGACAATTGGTTTGATACCGCCAGTGATAACTCTTTCGATGAAATTTGGGAACACCAGTGGCGTGAACCTTCCGAAAAGCATTCCAAGCTTTTCGATAGTTCTGAATGGCATTAGCTTTCGTCAAACTATCAATTCGTTTATCTTCTAAGAATTGATAGTGATTAGACATTTGCTTAGCGTTTTGGCGCATAGTTAGTTGCTTAATACGATCCTGAACTATGTCAATCGGTAGCTTAACTCTGCGAAGCTGCATCAGTTCCTTATTGATCGCAACCATTTCGTTATAGATAAAGCGACTAGCGTCACTGTTGATTTTAATCAACTGCTTTTGTTGGTCACTAGGATAGCAGCGCATTTTTAGGCCATAATGATATTTCATTTTTGCCATTGACTTCATTTGATTTCACCTCCTTTATTTATATGATAACATTATATCATGATGTCAATGTATTAACAAAGGAGAGCATATTATGACTAAAGAAAAAATCAAAGATGCCATTTATACTCGTCGTTATATCTATAATTTCCATTATCATTTGATCTGGGTAACTAAGTATCGCAATCAGACTTTTACAACCGAGGTCTTAGCTAACGAAATGAAAGCTATCTTGCAGCAAGTTGCAGATGACAATGACATCGTAATCGAAAAGATGGAAGTCATGCCGGATCACATTCATATGCTGATCAGTTTTCCGCCAAGCAAAGCTCCGGCTAGTGCCATTAAGGCGCTCAGAGGACGTAGTGCCTATATTTTTTTACAGAATCATCCAGAAATACGATGTAGCCAATATTGGGGCGGTCATCTTTGGTCGCCGAGTTACTATATGAGTACATTGGGCAATATGAGCAAAGAAGTTGTCGAGAAATATATCAATGACCAAAAATATACAGAAACAAACAAAAAGCCCCATAAAGGGGCTCAATAGTGGCCTATCCATCCCATGACTAAAGTCACGGGATTTCCGGCTAATATTAATTAAAATCTTATTGATCGGATTGCCACGCGAACGTCAGCGCCAGACCCCAAGAGTTGCTCACCCGGGAATTAATTTATTTCCTAAAATTATATCAGACTTGCGACCTATATATTGTCTACTGATGCTTGAGCGTATAAATAATCACCATAATTCAATTACATTGGTGCGTTTTTCGTCCACTTCTCGCCCCCAATGGGTGAATTAACCTTCCCTACTTGCTTTCTTTACCCATACTTTATTATAGAATCAATTATTAGCCGATTTATTAGAAAGGGTTAATAAGCTTCTTTGGGTGCGCTTTTGCACTTCCGAACCGGATCTGCACCCCAATTTAAGAAGTTCGTTCTTCACCCCATTTTGGCCCCTTTTTTGGTCGGGGCGTTACACTTTTTTCAAAAAAAATCGCTTTAGGGGCTTGCCAACTTAAATAAAGTTCGCTAGAATTGGAAAAAATTAAATAAGAGAAAAATGAGAAAGACGAGTAGGTCGTTGATTTGTCCAGTGAGTCAGGGCTAGTGGAAACCTGACCAACCCTCTGCGATTGAATAACACTTTCGAAGATTACTAACCCAAATGCATTGCAAAGTAGGCTTAGTCGTGACCGGAACGTTACCACCGGATGAGTATGTTTGTACTCAATGAAAAGTGGGCTAGTAATACCCTAGCCAACTTGGGTGGTACCGCGGAAATAAGCCTTTCGTCCCTTGTCAAAAGCAAGGGGTGAAAGGCTTATTTTTTTCATCCACGGTTTAACCACAAAGGAGACTTTACAATGTGCGGATTTTTAGCTGTCGATTCTAAGGAATTTGATTTAACGACCTTTTGCGACGCCCTGGAGAAAAACGTTGACCGCGGCCCGGACATGACCGAAACCGTCGAAGAAGACGCGGTGATGTTTGGTTTTAACCGCCTGTCGATCATGGACCTGTCCGATGACGGGATGCAACCCTTCAAGGGCGAAGATTGCACCCTGGTCTGCAACGGGGAAATCTACAACTTCTTACAGCTCAAGGAGAACTTAAAAGACGGCTTCAGCTTCCAAAGCTCTAGTGACTGCGAAGTTTTGATCCCGCTCTACCGTAAGTACGGGTTGGACACCATGTGCAAGATGCTCGACGCCGAGTTCGCCTTCGTCTTATACGACAAGGTGGCCAAGAAGGTCGTGGCCGGGCGTGACCCGATCGGGATCCGGCCAATGTTTTACGGCTACACCAAGGAGAGGGGCGAAATCGCCTTTGGTTCCACGGCCAAGACCCTGATGGACTTGTGCGACCAAATCTTCCCGTTCCCACCGGGCCACTACTACGACGGCGAAAAGTTCGTTACCTACCGCGACCCAGCCATGGTTACCCGGATGCACACGCCAAGTTTTGCAGAAGCCACGACCGGCATCCGTGATTACCTGGTCAAGGGGGTGGAAAAACGGCTCCACGCTGACGCTCCGGTCGGCTACCTGTTGTCCGGGGGGCTGGATTCTTCCCTCGTTTGCTCGATCGCATCTAAGTTAATGCCGGGCAAGAAGTTACGGACCTTTGCGATCGGGATGGACCGCAACCCGATCGATCTCAAGTACGCCCGTGAAGTTGCCGACTACTTAGGCACTGACCACACCGAATTCATCATGACTCGCGACGATGTTTTAGGGGCGCTACGTGAGGTCATTTATACCCTGGAAACCTGGGACATTACGACCATCCGGGCCTCGATCGGGATGTACCTCTTGTGCAAGAAGATCCACGAAACGACCGACCTGAAGGTGATCCTGACCGGGGAATGCTCCGACGAAATGTTCGGCTACAAGTACACCGACTACGCCCCGAACGCCGAAGCCTTCCAAAGCGAATCGATGAAGCGGGTCCGCGAACTCTACATGTACGACGTGCTGCGGGCCGACCGCTGCATCTCGGCTAACTCGCTTGAAGGCCGGGTGCCGTTTGCCGACCTCGACTTCGTGGAATACGTGATGTCCTTAGACCCGGACATGAAGATGAACCACTACGACAAGGGGAAGTACCTGTTGCGGATGGCCTTTGCCGGACAAGACTACTTGCCAGACGACATCCTGATGCGGGAAAAGGCGGCCTTCTCCGACGCCGTTGGCCACTCCCTGGTCGACGACTTAAAGGAATACGCCGACGCCAAGTACACGGATGAAGACGTGGCCAAGGCCAGCAAAAAGTACGCCTACAAGGCACCATTTACCAAGGAATCCCTGCTCTACCGCGACATCTTTGAAGAATTCTTCCCGGGCAAGGCCGAATGGATCAAGGACTACTGGATGCCAAACAGCGACTGGGAAGGTTGCGACGTTGACGACCCGTCCGCTCGCGTCCTCTCCAACTACGGGGACTCGGGCAAGTAGTGAGTGCGGACCAACCATAAAGCAGGTCGTGGGCTTAAACTACATTGAAGATTAAACAAAGGGCTCCAACCATGTTCTTATGCGAACTGGTGGCGCCCTTTTGTAACTGTTCTTTTATTTGACCATCATGGTCGTCATGCTATAATAACAATATAAACGGGAGGCTGTCGGAAGCCTCCCTGGGTAGAGCCGATATTTCGGTGGCCAACTTTTAGTTATTTAATAACCGCTAGCCGGTGCAAGCTAAGGCGGTTATTTTTTTACGCTAAGTTTGATTAGCGCAACGATCAGCATCAGCAGGCAAATGTCAAAATCGTTAAAAATAACAACGAGGGTCAACTCAATCAAGAGGGCGTCCTTTCTTCCAACTTGCATCAATCGGCTCCAGCAGTTCACACGTGAACTGCTGGGGTCTTTTTTCATCTTCCCAACCTTTTCGGTAGCGGTTACAATGAAAGAAACGCCTGTCGGCAAATCGAAATGGAATTGAGGATACTATGGTCACCAAAACTAACCACACCCGTTTGTACGTCTTAGCGGCGATGTTTGTCTTGATCTCCTTTATGTTGGGGGTGTAACGAATTCATGGTCGTCGGCAACCTTTCCTTGATTGCCCACACCTACCACCAGACCCTGAGCCAAAGCGCTTCGATCGTCTCGGTCTTTGCCTGGACCTACGCGATTGCGACCCCGCTCCTGGCGCTGTCGACCAACCGCTTCAATAAGCGCTCCTTGTTCTTGACCCTGCTGGCGGTCTTTTTAGCCGGCACCCTCTTGAGCGCCTTTGCCCCCAGCCTACCGATCTTCTTATTTTCGCGGGTGATGACCGCCTCGGTAGCGGGCTTGATGGAGTCCTTGATGTCGGTAATCGCCTACCAACTCGCCACCACCGATCAGCAACGGTCCATGCTGGTCGCCTGGATCTACACCGGCTTTAGCATCGCTTCGGTGGTCGGCAATCCCCTGGGGACCTTCATCGCCAACCTCTGGCGCTGGCAAGACGCCTTCATTATGGTCGCCATTATAACGGTGTTGGCGACCGTAGTGGCCACCAACTTGATCCCCAAAGACCTGGTCAACGAACCAGCTTCCTTTAAAGAGCAGTTGGTACTCTTCTCCGACCGCCGGATCCAACTAGCGATCGTCTTTGCCATTTGCTCGGCCGGGATGATCTTTGGTTACTACACCTACATCCGCTCGTTGATACACCAAACCCTCGGCTTTTCGCTCACTGCCCTGTCGCTGGTCCTCTTGTTACTAGGGGTGTTGGACGTTTTTGCCAACCGATTATCAGGACGCCTCGCCGCCAAAAATGGGATAAAACGGCTGCGCCCCTTCTACGTTCTTGACCTGGTGCTATTAGCGCTCTTCCAATTCAGCATGCAAAACGCCTGGACTGGGCTGTTGCGGCTGTGCGCACTCGTCTTTTTCTTTGCCCTGTTTGGCTCCCCGATTCAGATCTTTGTCTTAGACGTCACCAGCCACGATTACCCCCAGGCCACCACGCTGGCATCCACGTTAAACGCCATCTTCTACAACGTTGGAGTCGCGGTAAGCTCCTTTACCGCCACCCAAACCCTCAAGGTGGCCGGCCTCCCCGCCCTCGGCTGGAACTCCCTGGTCTACTGTGCGGTCGCCCTACTAGTCTTGCTAACCCTGGTCCGGATGACGGACCGCGAGGCTATGCGGGGCTAGGAAATGAATTGATTGACCCTTAAAAAATAACCGCTAGCTGGTCAGAGCTAAGGCGTTTTTTTGTGCCATTTTTAAACATTACAATCAGAGCGCTGCTCCGTTAACCGGAAGCAACGCCCTTTTTATTATGAATTGGTTCCGTCCCACAAAACCTCTTCTTTACCGAGGTCCATAAAACTGAAGAAGCGGTCTAGCTCTCCTTGCAGGCGCTGGGCCAAACGGTCGAAGTACAGCTGGTCAACGGATTGCGCGGCCAACAACGCCGACCGCAAGTTGTTGACGACATCCACCTTAATGGACTGAACCGAATCTTCAATCGAAGAATTGACAACCCAACGAAGCCGTTCGGCATTAAACTGCATTTCCACCTGATCATTTTCGGACTTGATAATCCCGTACGGGTGGCGGCCACGCTGAACAACGCTGCCTGCCAGTTCATACTTTTGAACTAATGCAATGAAGTATTCGATAGCAATTTTTTGTTCGTTTGTCATAACTTCTCTCCCAATAATAAAAAGTCATGATTATATTTTCTGATCAATAACTATAATTGTTAACTATAACCCCTATTAATTTCGTCATCACCCTAATTGATTTCTCATTCACTTAACGCTGATAAGGAGTAGTCAACAATTCGGTTTTATCAACTAAAACAACTTCTTTGGCGTCACGATCGCACTCCCAGACGAAAAACTTCCCAGCCGCGATTCTCATCATTTGATAATCTAAAAGCCCGCCGTTTCACATTAGTTATAAAAATTAATTTTAGTGATTTCCCTTCCACAGCACCTCTTCATCACCCAACTTGGAGAAGCCAAAGAATTGGTCGAGGTCATCTTGTAGCTGTTGGGCGAGGCGAGAGAAGTACTTGTAATCCCGGTTGGCCTTGGCGACCAGGAGTTCCTTTAGGCAGGTCAAAACGTCCACGCGAATCGCCTTTCCGACGTCGGTGGCGTTTCGTTCGCTTACCCAGCTTAAGCGGTCGGCGTTGAAGGGTACTTCCAGGGCTTCGTGCTTGGCTTTAACGACCCCATAAATGTGCTCCCCCTTTTGAATCACCCACGCCCGAACGCGGTGCTTTTCCATTAACTCAATAAAGTAATCAACGGCAATCGATTGTTCTGTGGTCAT